GCTTGAGTTCCCTCAAGAGCTTGTGCTCGATGGTGACACAACGCGGAACAATATGTGCGTGATTATCAATGATGATTTATCAGGGTTGCTTGGCTTTCGCATGGTGGCTGAGGGTGATAAGGAAGTTTAATGGCTGATGAAATGAAACAACGAACAGCTCTCCAATACGTGAACCAGCGTATGAATGAACTGGATACTGAGCTTAGTTCCTGGAACTCTCACTATATGCAATTGGTCGAGAGCTTCATGCCTCGTCGCGGTAAGTTCGTTCGGACTGATCGCAACAAAGGCGCCAGGAAAAATAACCTGATCAACAATACACCGTTGTTTGCACGTCGGACTTTGGCTTCAGGCCTAATGACAGGTGTGACGAGTCCTGCTCGTCCTTGGTTCAAACTTGCACCAGGTGACGCATCTGTTTCATCGGTCGGTGCTGTTAGTGAATGGCTCGAGATTGTTGAAAAGAAAATGTATCAGGTGTTCGCTGCATCAAACTTGTATAAGGCACTCCCAACGATATATGGCGAGATCGGTGTAATCGGTACCGGTTGCATGTTGCAAGATGAAGATTTTGAAAACGTAACCAGGTTCACTACCTTCACGGTCGGTGAATATATGCTTGGCTTGAATGGCCAGCTCAAAGTTGATACGTTTGGTCGTCAATATCAAGAAACAGTTTACCAGGTTGTGAACAAGTTCGGCATTGAAAACGTTTCGAATGTTGTGAAAGATCTGTACAACAAGGGCAATTATGGTGCGTGGATTGATATCAACCATCTGATCGAGCCGGTTGATATAAAAGATTTCAAGGAATTTAAGCTCGACGACAAATTCACATTCCGTTCAATTTACTGGGAGCCTGGTGCAACTGATATGGGGAATAAATTCCTTCGTGTTAAAGGCTATGAGGAATTCCCTGTTCATGCACCACGTTGGCAAGCAAGAGCAGGCGATACATACGGCGAAAGCCCAGGCATGGAAGCTTTGGGTGATGCACGTGCATTACAGGTTCAAGAGAAAGAAAAAGGTAAAGCAATTGCAAAAATGGTCGCACCTCCAACCATCGCTCCATCCAACTTTAAAGGTAAGCCTGTTTCAGTTTTGCCTGGTTCTAATAATTTTGGCGATGACCCGACCGGAACATTTCGTGCTCTTTACCAGGTGGATCCTCGCGTAAACGAGCTTACGCAAGATATCCAGTTGACAGAGCAACGCATCAATCGTGCATTCTTCGTCGATATGTTTCTGATGATCCAAAGCGATTTGCGTAATCAACGTGCATCGGCTACAGAGATTGCTGAAAAGCATGAAGAAAAACTTCTCATGCTCGGCCCGGTTCTCGAGTCTTTACATGATGAGCTGCTTGATCCACTGATCGATCGCACGTTTAATATGCTTGTACGTCTCTCTGAACCAGGTTGGAACGGGACAGGTGAGGGAATGATCATTCCTCCTCCGCCTGAAGAACTTGCCGGTACCGAATTGAAGGTTGAATATATCTCGATCCTGGCCAACGCACAGAAAGCTGTTGCAACAGGTTCGATCGAACAGCTCGTCAACTTCACGACAGGCCTTTCGGCTATCAAGCCTGAAGCTTTGGATAAGCTCGATGCAGATGGTATCATGGATATGATGGCTGAAGACCTAGGTGTTCCTCAATCAACAATTCTTTCAACTGATGAAGTCCAGGATCAACGTGATCAACGTGCTCAGCAGCAAGCTGCATTGGCACAACAAGAACAAAATGCAATGGCTGTTGATACGGCGCAAAAAGCATCAACGATTGACATGGCCGGTGATAATCCTGTAGCTAACGCAGCTAATCAACTTGCGGGAGCTAACCAATGAGCTACAACGCGAACGATGAAAAGCAAGTTGCAAAGCGCAACAAAAAGGTGAAGAACCTTGAGACTGAAATGGAAGATGACCTCAAACATGTGATGTCAACTGAACAAGGTCGTCGGTTCGTTCAACGGGTTATGGACGAGTCAAAGATGATGGCCAGCGATATTTTTACCGGTAACTCTGGCACGTTCGAACGTTTGGGTCGACGTGCAATAGGTATCTGGTTATATGAAGAGATCATGCGGGTAGCTCCAACGAGCTTCCTTGAGATGATGCGCGAAAACATTAACAATGAAAGTGAAAACAATGGCTGAAGATAACACCGAAACAGCCGACGTATCCACTGACGATACTTCGGAAAGCACCGATGATAAGGCAACNCTCTTATCTGAAGGTGACAACAAAGATCAATCTTCGACGGACACTGAGACTTCCCAAAAGTCCGGCGAAGATGATACCGCTAACAAAGACGACGACAACTCCAAGGACTCCGATGAAGCCGGCGACGGTGATGAAGGCGACAAGGAAGACGGCGACGATGATAAAGCGGTTGAGTATGAAGATTTCACCGTTCCTGAAGGTGAGGAAATCAATGAAGAAAACATGGGCGCATTCAAAGAGCTTGCCAGTTCTCTGAATGATGGGAAAGGTCTTTCCCAGGAAGATGCTCAAAAACTCATTGATCTCCAAACTAAATTGAGCGGTGCAACTCGACAGGCTCAAACTGAACAGTGGGAAACTATCTATTCCGAATGGCGAGGTGAGATTGCGGCCGACAAAGAAATTGGTGGCAAAAATCAACCCGAAGCTATGCGGACGGCAATGAAGGCCGCTCAACATTACGGCGATCCTGAACTTGTCAACGTGCTGAATACGAACCCTCAATATGGTTCAAATCCGGCCCTAGTGCGTTTCTTACATCGCGTTGGGAAAACCTTAACGGAGGATCAAGTATCTCCAGGCGGTCGTCAAGGTGGCGGCAGCGGTAAAGATGCATCTGAGATCCTCTACCCTGAAAAAGAGTCATAGGAGATAAACAATGGCTACTCTTGGTGCAACATATGTCGATCTGATCGACATTGCAAAGCAAAAAGATCCTGATGGATCGATTGCTACTATCATCGAATTGCTTAAGCAGATGAACCCAATCTTGGATGATGCTGTGGCAATGGAATGTAATAAAGGCGGTTCACACGTACACACCACTCGTACGGGTTTGCCTTCTGTAACGTGGGGCGCTTTGTATAAAGGCATCGCACAAAGCAAGTCTACGACGCAACAGGTTGAAGATACGACTGGCTTCCTTGAAGGTCTGTCCACTATCGATACTCGCGTTCTTGACCTTGCTAAGAACAAAGGTGCTGTGCGCTTGAATGAAGCAATGAGCTACATTGAAGCCATGAACCAAGAAATGGGCACAGGTATCTTCTACCATGATACCGCTACGACCCCTGAAAAGTTCAAGGGTCTTGCTGCTCGTTACAACGCTCTCGGCGGTTCTGGTGCTGGTAACCAGATTATTGACGCTGGTGGCACCGGTTCGGATAACACATCCATCTGGTTCGTTACATGGGGCGATCGCTTTACCCATCTTCTGTATCCTGAAGGCACGCAAGCTGGATTGAAACGTGAAGACATGGGTCGCCAACGTGTATTGGACAGTTCTGGCAATGCTTACTACGTTGAAGAAGAAAAATTCACGTGGCACATTGGTACGGCTGTTAAAGATTGGCGCTACAATGCTCGCGTTGCGAACATGGACGTCAGCCTTATGCAAGCCGGTTCTGTTGCATTGTACGACTTCATGCGGAAAGCTTACTACAAGCTGCAATCCCGTATGCGCCGTGGTGATGCAGCAGTCGGTCGCCAAGCGATCTACTGCAACCGTGACGTTCTTGAAGCACTGGATGCTCTCGCATCTAACGCAGGTTCCAGCGATAACTTCACTCGTTTGAAGATCGGTGAAATCGAAGGTGCGGAAGTTCTGACCTATCGTGGCATCCCTATCCGTGAAACGGATGCTCTTATCAACACCGAAGCTCGTATCGTTTAATCGGTCAATCGGTAAATTAGAAAGGAATCGTTATGATTTTCTCTAGTCAATTGCAGTTTTCCGAGGCTCAATCGGTTGTCGGTACTGTTCAAACTTTCAACTCTACCAATATTGTCGATACAGGCGCACCCGGTACCGTTTACGGTGCTGCGGCTGCTCTGGCTCGCAATGTCGGTAAAGGGGAAGAAGTTCCTATCGTATGCCAGGTTGTTACTGACTTAGCATCAGGTGGTGCAGCTACTCTTCAGTTTCAAATCGAAACTGCTGACGATGCTGCATTCACAACGAACAACGAAGTTGTTGCACAGTCTCGTGCTTATGCACTTGCCGAATGTGTTGCAGGTTTGACGTTTGGTGTGGACGAACTTCCTGACGACATGCGTCGGTTCATTCGTGTGAACTACGTTGTTGCAGGTGCTACGACAACTGCCGGCGCTGTTACGTCCGGCATTGTTCATGGCGTCCAGCATAACACTTAATAGGAGCTAGTCCAATGAAAGTTGTAGCAACGCAACGTGGATACTATGGCTCCAAAGTCCAGGAACCTGGCGACACATTTGAATTAACAAATTCAAATGAGTTTTCAGAAAAATGGATGGAAAAGGTCGGACTTTCTAAAGAAGACAAGGCTGCTGATGCTGCTGTAGCGCGAGCTGCAACTAAGGCAAAAGCAAAGGCTAAGGCGAAAGCCAAACCTAAGGCCAAAGCTTCTGATGATCTTGATGATCTCTAGGTTAGACGATTGTGGTGGGGGATTTTCCCTCACCACTTTCTAACAAAGGAACAGGCAAATGGCCGATATGAAATTGAGTAAATCTGAGCAGGACGAAACCGCCCTTATCAGTGAAACCTCCGAAGAAACAAGCAGATACCCATGGGGATTAAAGATCAGCCTTGAGCGCCATGACATGGCCAAGCTCGGCATTGATCTGAAAGAAATCGGTTCAACATGCGTCTTCACTGCAACGGCAGTTGTTACTGAAGTTGAGAAGGATATCAACGATCCTTCCCGTAAAAAGATGGAACTTCAGATTGTTGAAATGGAAGTTGATACAGAAAAATCAGAAGATGCTGCTGAAACTCTTTACGGGAAAGGCTAGTTAAATGGCTGTCACAGAAGCTGAAATCTGTAATATGGCTTTGGCCCATATCAATCAGACTAAAACAACGATCACAAACCTAGATACAGATCAAGGGAACACTGCAGTCCAGTGTCGAATTCATTATGATAATGCGCGCCGTTTTGTTCTTGCTGATCATGATTGGAATTTTGGTGGCAAGCGCGTTACCCTTGCTGATATCGGTTCCCCTTCTGCTCTGTGGCTTTATCGTTATGATTATCCATCCGATTGTCTACGTGTTCGAGAAATCCAGAGATTAGCTAAAACAGATGTGGAAGTTCCTTTCGAAGTCACCGCACTAGGTACTGGGAGCAAACTTGTCATTGAAACAGACATGCCCCAAGCTGTTGCGATTTATTCGTGGAATGTCGAACTGACTAAAATATTTTCACCAGGTTTTGTAACAGCACTTTCCTGGTTCCTTGCGAGTGAATTAGCACCGGCTTTAACTGGTGATCGTGATGTTCAACAAGCATGCTTAACAGTCTATAATAACTATAAGAAATCTGCCAAGGCAATGGACAGTTCTGAAGGAACTCCAGATGTAGAACTTGGTTCACCCTGGGAAAGAGCGAGAACATAAGTGCCGGTAGATATTGCTCAGATTAGTTTTGCAGGCGGTGAGGTTTCTCCTTCAACGTATGCTCGCATCGATCTTCAGAAGTTCGGTTCATCGGCCAAAGAGCTGACGAACTATTTCGTTCATGCTGAAGGGGGTATCTCAAACCGTGCAGGAACGGAATTCATTGTTGAAGTCAAAGACAGTTCGCAGACTGTACGGAATGTTCCATTTGAATTTAATGAAGAGCAAGCCTACTCATTAGAATTCGGTGATCAATATATGCGGGTCATCAGAAACGGTGGCTTGGTGCTCGAAGCTTCTCAAGTCATTTCCGGCGCAACACAAGCCAACCCGGTTGTTGTAACATCGACCGGCCATACGTTGCTTGACGGTGAGGAAGTATACATTGCTGGTGTTGTTGGTATGACAGAATTGAATGGTAAATACTTTACTGTTGCAAATAAAACAGCCAATACTTTTGAATTGTCTGGTATTGACGGCACTGCTTACACTGCTTATACATCAGGTGGTACTGTTTCAAAGGTGTTTGAACTTGCCACACCTTATCTTCAAACAGAACTTGCTGCATTGAAATTCCGCCAATCAAACGACATCATGTATCTTGCACACCGTAACCATGCCCCAAGGAAACTTGGACGGACAGGCCATGCTGCATGGACGTTAACAACCATTACATTTGAACCTGAACAGGCTTTCCCGACAGGTTTATCTGTAACAGTGAACACGACCGGCACAGAAACCGATCGATATAAAGTTACAGCCGTGGCATCTGAAACATCTGAAGAAAGTCTGACTGCAACAGGTGTGACCCAGGCGATCAGTGGGGCGACACAAGCCAATCCAGTTGTTTTGACTTTAACAGGTCATCCATATTTAGACGGTGATGAAATCCATGTTTCAGGCATTGTCGGTATGACCGAATTGAATGATCGTCGTTTTATAATTGCAAATAAAACTGCAAACACGGTCGAACTAAAAGATGAAGACGGGACAGGGTACACGGCGTATTCTAGTGCAGGATCAGCTGACCTTACCCATTATATTGTCACGAACTCGGCCGTAGCAACTGACAACACAATAACATTTAATGAGACGGTCGGTGCTGCAAGTTATAATATTTATAAGGCAGATAATGGACTATTTGGTTTCATTGGTCGTACTGAAGAACTGAGTTTCACAGATAATAACAAGGCGCCAGACCTAAATGATACAGCACCTAAATGGAGAGACCCATTTGGAAGTGCTACGAATTACCCGGGTGCAGTTGGTCTCCATGAACAACGCTCAGTATGGGGGAACACCGATAACAAACCTTTGACAACGGACATGAGCCAGGCAGGCCAGTTCGAAAATATGAATGTTTCGAGTCCGACTAAAGAGGCTGACGCGGTAAGTTTCCGGCTTATTACAGGCCAAGGTAATGAGATCCGGCATTATCGTAGTTTTGCTGATCAGCTTTTCGTATTCACATCCGGTGCACTTTGGACAGTTCAACCAGGTGGTAATGTTGATGCAATTACCTCTGCTTCAAAAAAGGTGAGTGTATCAGCTTACATCTCTTCGACAGATACACCGCCAATCACTATCAAACAAAATATCTTGATGGTGTCTGGTAAACAAAATGCGGGTTTCGAAGTTCACTCTTTAGGATTTGATCTGCAAACAGACGGATATAAAGGTTCTGATCTGACTGTCCTTGCTCGTCACTTGTTTGAGAATAAAACAATTTCTGAATGGGCATATTCAGAACGGCCTTATCGTCTTCTCGTTTGCGTAAGATCTGATGGCAAACTTTTGGTCATGACATATCTTGAAGAACACCAGGTATTTGCATGGTCTGTGTGGGAAACTGATGGAACGTTTGAAAGTGTGAGTTCTGTTCCAGAGGGCCAAGAGGATGTTTTCTATTTTGTTGTCAAGCGGAATATCAATGGCAATGATGTGAAATATATCGAACGCATGCACAGCAGAGACTTTACTTTGATCGAAGATGCATTCTTCGTTGATTGCGGTTTGACATATGAAGGTGTTGCAACCAGTACGATCACTGGTCTTGATCACCTTGAAGGTGAAGATGTTATTGCATTGGCAGATGGAAACCTTGTAACGTCATCATATGAAAGTGCGACGATGACAGTTACCAACGGCGCGATCGATATTGGCAATGCAGCTGCAAAGGTTCATGTTGGTTTGCCTTATACTGGTACATTTGAGAGTTTGCCGTTGAATACATCAACCCAACAAGGCCCAACGATCGCGAAAAACAAAGTGCCTAAGGAAGTTGTTTTACGTGTGCAAGATACCCGCGGCATATTCGTTGGCTCAGATGTCAATGATCTACAGGAATATGCAACAAGGACCACTGAGCTTTGGGGTGACCCTGCAGCGATCTTGAATGAAGTTATAAAAATTCCTATCCCAGGTGATTGGGAAAAAGAGAACGGCGTGGTTGTTCAATCTGAACCAGGTTTGCCACAAACGATTTTGAGTATAACGGCTAATACGAACATTGGGGGCTGATTATGGAGTTTGCAATAGAGCATGTCGATACGGTAATTCACGATTGTGCAGATGCAATCTGTAATCACTGGGAAGATGTTGCACTAAATCAAGACACTGTTAAGCTAGATCCTGACTGGGATGCATATAAAAAATTATATGAAGCAGGTGTTTTATTAGTGGTTACTTCGAGGTATGATGAAAAACTCGTAGGTTATTCTGTTTATATTGTTGGTGAAAGCCTCCATTATAAAGGTTTAAAGATAGCTGAAAGCGACGCTTTCTGGCTCGATAAAGAATATCGTAAAGGTATGACCGGCATGAAAATGATTAAGTTTGCTGAAAAAGCTTTGAAAGATCGGGACGTCGATTTCATTATGAGCAAGGTTAAAATACATAGAGATATCGGTCCGGTGTTCGAACGGATGGGCTATTCACCTATTGAAACCGTTTACAGCAAGGGGCTAAAATAATGGCTGCAATGACAACCGCACAAATCGTCTTTGCAAGTGTCGGTGCTGCCGGTACGGCAATGTCGGCCTTAGGTGCGATGAACCAAGCTCAAGCTGCAAAGGATCAGGCTAGATACCAGGCAGCAATCCAACGAAATAACCAGATCGTTGCAGAGCGTCAAGCTGCTGATACACTAAAGCGCGGTAAAGAAGCAGCAGATGCTCAACGTGAAAAAGCTCGTCAACTTAAATCTCGCCAGCTAGTCATGTTAGCAGGCCAAGGTGTTGACGTGTCCTCAGGTTCATCGGTTGATCTTCTCGCTGATACAGCTGAGCTTGGCGAGTTTGATGCACAGAAAATTGAAGGCAATGCGGCAAGACAATCTCACAGCCAGAAAATCCAAGCTGCAAACTTCGGTTCTCAAGCTGGTTTGTTCCAAGCGAAATCTGATGCGCAAAGTCCGTTGTTTGCCGGCACCTCTACACTGTTAAGCGGTGTAGGGAGTGTCGCAGCCAAGTGGTATACACCGACAACTGGCGGCAATGCTTATAATCCGACCGCTTCTCTGAAATATGGTGGCGGTAGTCCCGGTAGATAAAGGTCACTTAACAATGGCAAAGGTTCCAACAGCAGTTGAAGCAGGGTTTGGGCAGGTACAGAGCGCACCTGATACAACACCTTTTGAAAGTGTTCAAGTTCCACAAGGAGCTTTCGGACAGGATCAAGCTGCAAACCAACAAGCTGCGGGAAAAGGTCTTTTGCAATTGGCAGACTTCGCTGATCAAGTGAGTTTGGTTAATGATCAGAATGCTGTGTCTGTTGCGATGCAAAAAGCAAGAGCCCTTTCAGATGAAAGATTAAATGAAAGCACCTATTCACAAACACATAGCGCGATGTTTGCAGATGGCAAAGGTCCAAAGGATGCTTTCCAAGGTGCAACGAAAATTCTCGGGGATGTGAACAGAGAGATTTCGACCACATTGAGCGGTTCGCGTCAGCAAGCGATGTTTAATTCTGCTTGGACAAAATATCATGCAACCGAGTCGCGTCGTGCTTCAACTCACATCGCAAGTCAGTTCCGTTCATATACAGGTGAAGTTGAGAAGTTAGAAAAAACCTCTACTGAAACAGAAATAGGTAACTTCGCATCACAAGCAGCTTCAGCTGATTGGCGTAATACTCAACAGTATGAAAATCAGGCAAAACTTACAATCAATTTGCATGCAGAAACCGGCTTGAATGAAACAGATCAAATAGAGTTGGAACGTTCATTGCCTACATACATGGCGTCCTCAGCTGTACGTGGTTGGCATTCCACTCAGGAAAACCTGTTGAGTGCATCTCAGCAACTCGCTACTGGCAAACTTGAAGACTCACTTGCTCAGGAATATTGGGATAAGCTCGACCCAAATCAAAAGAAAGCTTTACGGAACGATTTGATTTCTCAAGGTGATCAGCTTATCCGTTCACAAAACAATCAACGTAAGATTGTCAACGACGCATTGCAGTTGCAAGCTGACACGGCAATCGGCACATTCTGGTCGTCTGATCAACCTGGTCAAGAAAGTGCACGTCAAGAAAATTATGAGAAAAATATCAAAAATAATGTGCACATCCCTCTCGCTCAGCGGAATGCTGCACGTGAAGCATTGTATGGCGGTGAAGTGACAACCGATGACCAGGAAGGTTTGATCCGGCTTGAAGCTGCTATTTATTCAGGCGATGTTAAATCGATTTCAGAAGCTGCTGCATATAGATTTGATGGCAAGCCTGTCGCGACCGCTGAAACGATGCGGACCCGTATTTATCCGGCAGTTGAAGCGGCTCAAGATAAAACGTTCAGAGATGCAATGGCAATTGGCCTTGCACAGATGGGCATCACTGATACACTTGCTGAAACAGACGTAGTTCGTCTTCAACGTGCTGCCTCATTTAAAGCACAAATGCTTAAATGGAGGAATACTCCTGAAGGCAAAAGCGGCGATCCAATTGCACAGGCTGAAATTATTACAACCCAGATCAAAGCAGATATCAAAGTTGATCCTGGGACAATGGCGATGTTAAAACAAATGAAAGGCAGTTATGATCTTAGCAATTACCCAAGGGAATACTGTTGCTGCTGCCAGTTCATTGAAATCTATGCAAGGATTGATGACTATGTTACGTCTTACATTAGAGGATATCAAGTAGATGAGCGATTTAGACGCCAGTTATATCGAGAACCGTGCTGCTCAAAATATGAGTAACATGGGAGAACTTGAAAACGCTTCTCCTCAAATGGAATTCGAAAATAATGCGATCGAAGAAGTTGATGGGGGCGGCTTTCAAAGGGTGGGTCGTAATCCCAATCAAGGCGTTGCTGCAAAAATCGCTGATGCAAAGCCGGTTGATGTTCGCCAACTCGATGAAGGCGGTTACGGTGCATGGGTTGATGGAGCTATGATTGCAGGCGGTTCAACCAAAGAAGATGCATTCCTTGCTGCACAGGAAACCTCACCTAACGGCGCAGAACTATTTGATCCTGCTGCACAAGAAGCACAACAACCCACTGAAGAAGATGTAAGAAGTACGGTAGATATTGCAAAAGATTTAGGTTTGGGTGCACTATCAGGTCCAAATGAAGCAATCAATGAAATTTCTAAAGTTACAGGCATCGATGAAATTGCATCATGGTTAGATGAGAATGTAGCAGATCTTTCATTTGAATTTGAAAAACCAGACAGTACAGCCTTTAATTTAGCCGAAGTAACTACTCAAACTGCTGCAGGTATCATTCCTTATGCAAAAATGCTTAAAGGTGTAGGTATTGCAGGAAACTTTTTAAGATGGACTGCTGCAGATCTTTTAACTGAGGGCACTGTTTTTGCTGCTGATGAACAAAATCTTGCAGAAATTCCATATAACCAATTAGCAGATTATGTTGAGACTGATGTTTCAGGTGAACTCGCTGACATGATGCGAACTGTTGATGATGCTACTGCCAGTGATTTTCGAGATAATCTTGTTGAATTACTTTCTAAAGAGCAAGAAGATCCTGAGGGTTTAAAACGTTTAAAAAATGCTTTTGCTAACTCTATCCCGGGGCCTGTCATTGATTTTATGGTTGCGTCTTATAAGGGAAGTCGCAAACTTTTGAAATTGATTAAAGGTACTATGGATAAGTCGACTGAAACGCTTTTTCGTAATGAACAAATCAAAGCGGTTGAACCTAACCTTAGCCGACGCGGTTTTTTAAAAGGGATTGGTACAGCCGCTGTAGGAGTTACTACAATTTCCGCAGGTTTAGGTGGTAAAATTGTCAGTGATATTTCTAAAGTAGCACCCGCTACGACTAAACTTGCAAAAGCTACTGGGGTTTCAAAATTTAATATTGCAAAAGCAATTGATGCTTTAGATGGTCAATTAGATTTGGCAAATGATATTTGGAATAATTTGTCTGACAATATTATTGACGATTTATTATCAAATAATTCTGTTGATGATTTGATTGAATTAACAAACAAAGCCGATCAAGATATATTTTATAACATGGTAGGCGAAGTTGACGAACTCGATTTGAAAGAAGAAATCAGAGATGTTATTACTGAGAGGCTTTTAGACGGCGATTTAGATGTCTTTGATTTATTAGATGATCCTACTATCCAATTTACAAATAGAACCGAAGCAGAAAAATTTTATAATGCGGATAAAACTATAAGAAACGTTGGAAATGAACATGAAAAACTTACAAATCAAATTAAAGAGATTGGCAACGACATTGTTAGTGATGGTGAGATTTTGGATTTATCTAAAAAATTATCTAAAAAATTACCTAAAGGATTTGCCCTTAAACCCGGCAAAAGTGGGGCAAAAGCTGTACAACAACTGACATTAAACGGTAATGACGTAACGCTTGTTGTTGACAACAAGCTTGATACGGCTTTTAAACACATTTTAAATCGTGCCCGGTCAGCCCTTGTTTCACGAGGAGCTCCGGACAATCTTATAAGACGTATAATCGATGAACCTGATTTTTCTGCTAGATTGCTTTCATCAATTGACAATACAGGAACATATGATAAACAGCTTGACGAGTTTCTTAAAAAAGAAGGATTTGATGTAAGTAAAGTTCCAGTCTTGCCAATAGCTCCGGCAGCAATTGCAGTATCTACGGCTTTCGACACGACCCAAGAAGATCAGTCACAAGATACCCAAGTTGCTTCGGCCGCCTCTAAGTTTTTGCAGGAAATTATCGGTACTGCTGTTTCAAAAGAAGCTCGTGTAGGTAAGAAAATCCTGGAAGGGAATTATACAGAGTTTGCTGATGATGTGGTGGTTGAAGGGACAGACTTTAACTTTGAACGCATGAATACGTCTGATGATTTGAAGAACCAAATCAACTCGGTCTCGTTCGTTTATGAAGATACAATCGACGCTGCAAAGAAAGGTGTTGTCCCTCATGATGTGACGCGTGATCTTGCAGAACTTCTAGGTCAAGATATGGATGCTGCAGAAGCTGCTGTGAAATCTTTACCAGGCGACGTTGAAGATCTTCATGTTCGTGCATTGACGATGCGTCGATTGCTTGTATCGTCGGCTGAAAAAACCGACGATCTGGCACGAGTAATTTCACAAGGTGGCAAGGATGTCAGCGATGGAGATTATCTCCGCTTCCGTGAACAGATCGTACGCCATGCCCAACTTCAAGCTGAGATGAAAGGCGTTCAATCCGAAATCGGTCGAGCTCTTTCTGCATTCCGTATTCCTTCTGAAGCGTATGAACGTAATCCTCAAATCGCTGGTGAACTTGTCGATAGTTTGGGCGGCAGAGAAACTGCACAAGAAATTGCGGATCGCTGGCTGAAGACACCTGTTGACCGTCGTCCTGATTTTACAGCTCGTTCAGCTTTCGCTCGTACAAAGGATGCGGTATATGAAGTCTGGATCAATGGTTTGCTTTCCGGCCTTCGTACTCACCAAGTCAACACGGTCGGCAACACTGTCTTTACAATGTTCCAAATCCCTGAACGTGCGATTGCTGCAGGCGTTGGTGCAATCGGCCGCAATTCTGATCGCGTTCGTTTCCAAGAAGTTTATGCAATGGCTCGCGGTTCAGCTGAAGGCATGGTTGACGGGATCAGGCTTGCATGGAAGACATGGAAAGATGAAATGCCGCAAGATGGTATTTCAAAAATCGAAGCTCAGCAAATGAAAGCTATTACGCCTGAGAATTTCAATGTTGATCCAGACTCGTTGGGCGGTAAGGCAATCGATTATATCGGGCAAGGTGTACGTCTTCCCGGCCGTGCATTGATGACAGCTGATGAGTTTTATAAAGCTGTCGGTTACCGCTCAGAACTTCGTGCAGTTTCAATGCGGAAAATGTTACGTGCTCGTGATGAAGGTTTGATGACTGATCTGATTGCCGATGTTGGTCAAACAGCGAAGGCAGAAGATGGCGCTGCGTTAACTCGTCTTCGTAAAGTTTCAGAAGAACGGAACTTGAACGGTGAAGAACTTAGCGAATTCATGGATATCATGCTCGAAAATCCAACTAAAGAACTTGATATGGCTGCACATGATTATGCAACATATATCACTTTCCAATCTGAATTAGGTGAAGCTGGTAAAGGTATCCAACATGCAGCTTCTCGTGTTCCAGGTGGTCGCGTGATTATTCCGTTCATTCGTACGCCAACGAATATTATTAAAGAGTTCGCACGTCGTTCTCCTCTTGCTGCCGCGATGCCTTCCACATATAAGGCCTTGAGACAAGGTGGACCTGCTAGGGATTTAGCAGTTGCACGTCTCGGCGTTGGTACAAGTCTGATGACTTGGGCATACTTCATGGCAACTGACGGAAACATCACAGGCGGCGGACCTGATAAAAGTTCAAAGACCTATGCGCAATGGCGTGAAACACACGAACCCTATTCAATGAAGATCGATGGGAAATGGGTTCCTTACGGTCGTATCGAACCTCTTGCAATGTTGTTTGGTTCAACTGCTGATGCGGTAGATTTCATCCAGTATTCTGACGATGAAGATGCAAACGCAAAAGTTTATGCAGCAGCACTTGCAGGTGTTATGCAAAACATCGGAAGCAAAACTTTCTTGCGCGGTATCTCTGATGTTTCTGATGCATTTACTGATCCTACTCGTTACGCCGAGTCGTACGTTGCAAATATGGCTCGCACAATAATTCCATTCTCGTCAATGGTGAGAGATATTACACGGGCAAATGACCCAATCATGCGTGAAACTCGTGTGTTTGGCTCAAACAAAGGTGACAACCCTATCAATGTCAGTTTGCAACGTATTCTCAATGAGATGAAAGCTGCAACCCCTGGCTTTTCAAACGATCTTCCACCTAAGAGGAATTTCTGGGGTGAAGAACGTCGGGCGTATGAAGGTGGACCTGCTACAGCGTTCAATGCCTTTTCAACGAAGACTATTAAAAAATCACCGATCGATGATGAGATGGTCAGATTGAATTCGCCTTTGAGAATGCCAAGCCGGACAGTTGGCCAATATGAACTCAATCCTGAGCAGTACGATCGCTTGGTTGTGCTGATGAATAAAACACCTGAGGGCATGGCTTCAATTGATCTGGCTTTGAAGTATGGCAACAAGACGATGCGTCAGGCATTGAATAATCTGGTCAAATCTGATTTATGGGCTCAAGTCCAGTCAGATGATGTAAAGATCCACTACCTGCAGAAAATCAGAAATGATTATATCGATGCAGCAAAGCAAGCATTGTCAATAGAAGACGGTGCGGTCAGTGATGCGAAATTGCAAGAAGATGCAGACAAAATGATGCTTCAAAACGAACAAGATATAATTAAACCGCTTGTTCCAATGAGCACACAAATAGGTGTTAATTAAGTAATATCGTGATACACTGTTTTTAAACGAGGAATTGAAATGACTTTATCTGCAATACCCCAAAGAGAAGTTAAGCAAGGAAACGACTCTACAACAGTCTTTTCATTCTCATTCGTAATCAATCGTGCAGCAGATCTTGTGGTAACTGTTACCGACTCTTTAGGGGTTGAAACAGTTATTAATGAAGGGACGAGTACAACCGAATACTCCCTTTCAGTTGCATCATACCCAGGCAACGGTTCAATCACATACCCTGCCACTTTAGGCACAGAATTGCCAACCGGTGATAGTATCGCTCTCGAACGTATTGTTGATCTTGATCAAGATACAGATTTGGTGAACCAAGGTGCATGGAAACCTGAAGAGGTAGAAGCGGCATTTGCTTATTCTCGAATGGCTGATCAACAAATCGATGACAAAACCGAACGTTCCTTAAAATTGCCAGTATCAGTTGATACAACTTCTATTTCAGTGGATGTTCCTGTACCATCTGCTTTGAAAACTTTCCGTTGGAATGCGGCAGCTAATGCATTAGAAGAAACAGATGATCCAGGGGTTTCGGCCACTGCTGCCGCCGCTTCTGCCGCCGCTGCTTTGGTATCTGAAACGAATGCCGCTGCCAGCGAGACAAATGCATCTACGTCGGAAACGAATGCCGCCTCCAGCGAGACAACGGCATCATCGGCGGCTGCGACGGCTGTTGCGGCTGCGGCAGGTATCAAGCGCAAAGATAATTGCATCAACGCCACGACCGCCAACGTCACTCTGTCTGGTGAGCAGACGATTGACGGTGTGCTGACAGCCACGTCCCGCATCTTAGTTAAAGACCAAACCGCCCCTGCCGAGAACGGTATTTATGTGACGGCTTCAGGTGCATGGGCAAGGTCCACTGATCTTGATGATTGGGCAGAAGTTCCGAATGCAACGGTTGCCGTAGAGCAGGGAACCCTGAACGCTGACAAGAACTTCCAAGTCATATCTGATAGTGGAGGGACAATCGGTGTAACGGCGATGACTTGGGTGGCAGTCGGTGGCGGCGACCTTGTATCATCTAATAATCTTTCAGATGTTTCATCTGCACCAACAGCTTTAAGTAACCTCGGTATTGACGGCTCAAGTGGAAATATCGCAACTGGCGATATCGCGGATAACGCTGTGACGCCTCCCAAAGTGTCAGGCACTGTAAACGCTCAAACAGGCACCACATACACCCTTGTGCTGACAGACGCCTTTAAGACGGTGACGTGCTCTAACGCTGCGGCTGTAACATTGACGGTCCCCACGAATGCCTCTGTAGCATTCGGCACTGGTGATAGGGTTGATCTTGTCGGCATTGGCACTGGTTTGCTAACGGTAACTGGTGATACTGGTGTAACGGTCAACGGTGTGTCGGCTGGCTCTGGCACCTTTACGGCTCAGTACAGCGCGGCTTCATTGTTGAAGACTGCAACAGACACTTGGCTTTTGATTGGTGACCACGGCGGAGTAGCCTAACATGCTACATAGCTTACCACTTGGCGTCCCTAAAGTTCTAGGCGGCATCATAACAGACAACCTCCAGCTTCATTTGGATGCTGGGGACAGCGCGTCTTATTCCGGTTCTGGTGAAACGTGGGCGGATTTGACCGCTAATGGGTATGACTGGTATTTAGGTAAAACAGGGACGGTTGACGGCGACGAAGCCGCGTTCGTGTCTGGCACCCCTGATTATTTTGACCATGTGAATGGGGATGAAGTATATCAAGCCCAAGCCGCGTATTCAGGCTCAATTCTCCGCACCTTTGGACGCAATAACCAAGCCTTCACTATCGAAATGTGGGCGTATTTATCCGGGACTTCACTATCGACCTTGATAGCGAATGCCTATGGAAGTGCCGATAACGGACTTTACCTTGAATGGTCACGGACTTCGCAACGACTTAGCCTTAGCACGTATCCTCTTAACGATGGGTTTGATAATAACAGCACGAACATCTCAACAAATGCTTGGCACCAATTAGCTATAACTGGCACGTGCGACGGCACAACGGGCACCTTTGTTGTCGATGGCGCGGCTGACGGTACATGGAGCGAAAATAATAGCGGTTGGTCTACTGGTGACAGCACAAAGATACCGAATGTTGCTGGTCGTAATGGCGACACCGCCGCCCGGTTCCAAGCTGGTTCACGCTTGGGGAAAGTTCGTATTTATGATGTGGCATTGTCTGTCGCAGACTTAAACCAGAACTTTGAAGCCAACCGGGATGAGTACGGAATATGATCGAACTCTTAGCCATACCCCTATTCGCCATTGCCCGCCGTGTTCAAGGTGGTTGGCTTGGTATGCCGCGATTTGTTAGTGTGGGTGCTTATGCCGCGTTCTGTATGGCCCTGTTCAACACACAACCCATTGCGGTCTTGTTGGCATTTGGTGCAACGTGCGCCATGATGCTTCCCCCGCATATCTACGACCCCGATGTTGGACTTTCCAAGCGTTACCTTGGGCCTGTGTTCGGCGGTGGATACATTCTTGCAAAATCTTATGTGAACAAGCACCCCGGCTCGACGCTTTGTTGGTCTTGCATAGGCGAGGCTTATCTAGGTGGCGCGGTTGCTATAGCTTTAATTGGCGGAAAACACGCCTTGGTCAATTTCTTATAAGGGTATCAATCCCCATGCCAAACCACACAACACCCTGCCCTCAAATGAACGGTCTGGGGAACCAGATTACAAAGCTGTCTGCTGATCTTGAAAACCATGTTGCTTTTGATAAGCAGTATCAAGAGGAGACAGCCAAGGAGGTCCATGAAATACGGGACATGGTGAACACCCACGCACTAACG